GCCATAGCATCCTCTAAGTCAATCTCCCCTTGTGCAATGGACTGCTGAATGTTAGCCTCTAAGTAAGCCTTGTCGGTGTCAGACATCTCAGGTACTACACGCACACCGAAGTTGTACATAGGTAGGTCCTTAAATGATGCGAGGACATCCATATTAGCCTTACCGATTGCGTTCTCGTACACTCTGTAGATAACAGACTGAGGGGGCACGATTTGAAGGCATTTAACGACGTATTCCACGACTTTCTTGTACAGCATCATAGATGCGTGCGTAATGTCGTAGGTGGCGTTATTTGATGCCTCAATGGCCTGTTGGCGTACACCTACCAATGCGTCACCCTTTGGAGTAGATGCATCAACCACTTCGTTGATGCCCGTAGCGTCACGAATCATACGTAGGTAGTGGTTGTATGTATTTACATACGCCTCGATGTTACGGATGGCGTTGCCAATCTCACGGATGGGTGGGTTCTGGAATCCTCCCTCTGGGTTCTTAGAGCGGTAGTAGAAGATACCAGTCTGCTCGTAGATGTCTTGAATCTCCAAAGGTTGAAGTTCTCCACCAGAGCCGAGCTGTACATTCTCCAATCCCTCGATGTCGATGATGAGTCCGTCAGGCTTAGCCTTGGCGATTGACTGCTGAATCTTCAGGTGGGTAATTTGCAGCTGGTCGGCGAATCCTACGATGCCGCTAACCATAGACTTAGGTATCATACGACGCATATTCACGGCAACTGCGCTGTATGACAGGCGAGTTCTGGTGATATCGTGGATGTTACGTGGCTGGTTGTTCTTCATCCCGTACCCGTACATCTTGTTCGTACCTACAATGTAGCTACCTCCGTAGAGTGTAACGAATGACATACGTACTGGCTTGCGGTCGAATACACTCTCCTTGGGTGGTTGATATACCATACCCTTGTAGTAGAATCCTACATTTCCGAAGCGAGACTCCTTAGATTCGTAGAAGATGTCGTCAACTGACAGGAACTCGAAGTCCATAACCTCAACGATGTATTCGTCGTATCCGAAGATTGTGCGCTGTAGGTTTCTGTCGTAGTAAGAGTGAGACAGCTTGTTTGGGTCGTTGGCGTACTTATTCTGTACGTTGCGAGCCATCTGGTCGTACTCCTGCTCAGTGAACTCATCACCAGCCAGACGCTTAAGCTCCGAAATGGTGATGCGCTTAACGTGACCAGCGTAGGTCAGGTCGTTCATCAGTGGGTCCTCAGTGTACGAGTGAATGAAGTATGCAGGGTCAACGTACTTGGCTACGAGTCCGTAGTTGGGGTCGTACTCATTCTTGGTGACACCCATACCTACCTGCACCAAATCGTTCACGCATCTGCGGTGTACGGTGTGGTTGTATTCGTTCCACTCAAGGGTTAGATTGGCTGCAATCTGAGCTGCAATCTCTGCGTTGGTCTTGATGTTAGACTCAAGGAAGATTTCAGCCTCCTCTGGGGTGTCTGGAATTTTCTCAAGTTCTGTACCAATGTCAAGTCCAGCCTGCTGAGCCTGCTGAAGCATATCCTTGTTGTTCACGTTGAACTTGAGTTCAGCCTTCTTACGCTCCTTCTCGGTGATACTGAGTGGGTCAATTGCCTCTACGTTGGGGTATGGATTCTTAGAGAGAATCTTGTTTACTACAATCTTAACGAACTTAGGGATGATGGGTACTGGTGACCAATCTATATTGAGCAACGAACCATCTCCGTTGTTAGGGTCAAGCGAGTTTAGAATCTGCTTGTAAATCTTTGTGTCTTGAGTTCCATTGGCGTAGTCTCTATATCGCTCGAACTCGTCGAGACGCTTGCGGAAAATACTTCCGTGGTCGTCTGTATGCCCCCACTGCGACTCGATTGCCTTGGCGTACTTAAGTCCGTAGGACTTAGCCGACTTAGCATCGGGAGAAGCTAGTGGGTCAGGGAAGTTCCCTTGCTTGTGATTGCTTTCCATACCTATTCTTTATCCCCAGTTTATGTGCAAATATACCGAATAATGCGTTGCAGGTTAGCGAGTTATATCCTTAAAGCGCCTGAGGAACACTTTGGATGACATATCTGCGGACTTGCGTTCTTGTTTTATCTTCTGAGCTGCAAGGAGTGCCAGCCCCGAACTGATGGTCAAGTCAAACTTGGTTCGGTCGTCGATTCTGTAGCCAATCCAGTCTTCGAGTGTCTTATCTAAGTACATACGTCCGTAATCCCCAGTCTCTGCATTAAGACCTACGTGCTCGTGCACGTATGCTTCGATGGCTTGTGCGTGAGACTGAATCACGTCCTGCGAGTTAGATGGGATGCCCTTGGTCTTTACGTTAGAGCTAGAGCCGGGAGCCCTTAGGTGCTCTGGTCTATCCATAATGTAACCATCGTATCCTCTCGACTCGAAGTATCGTACTATCCCGTACTTGTTGTTTTCTATAAGTAGAGGATATCCATAGAACACCGCGGCCATCAGTACGTCCTCATAGAAGATTCTTGCTAGCGGCGGTCTGTTGGCATACTCAGCTACGAACATATTCGACGGATAACTCATATTGAACTTGTTGTAGATGTGGCACGCTCCCTTAGAGCCTCGTCCGTCCATCGTATTGTCAAGGTCATAGGAGTCAACTCCGCCAGTACCTAGGTGGTCGTTAGCTGGGAACACCTTACCGAACTCCGTCTTTCGTTTGTTTCGAATATCGTCTGGTGGTAGCCACGTAACTGTCCAGCGACCGTTGGCATCTGGATTCCATAGAACCTCAGTATCCTGCTTGCCGTCCTTCCACACGAAGTTGCCTTTGATTACGGGACTTGGGTATAGCTCTCTGTTGTACTGCAACTGCTCGTAAATTTTACCCACGTTGAAGTGAGATGACTTAGTTGAGTCACGGAATGCCTCCTCCTCGCTCCACGGGAACTGACGGATAACCTCGTTGAGTTCGTATGGGTCGTGCATCAGTGCCTTACGCTCATTGGATAAGTACGTCTTGGCTCCGATGCTTACAATGTCTCCATCCATAGTGAGCGTAGGCTCCGATGGGTCATCCATAATCGGCATACCGTACACATCGAAGAATCCTTCTAACGCCTCATAGGCGGGAATGAACAGCTTGTAGAGTCCACTCTTGGTACGACCGTTCTCGTTACGCTTGGTGGGGTCTGAGTCGTAGTATAGTTTCTTGTAGTTGGCTCCTCCCTTATCCAGAGGATTAACAGTTGAGCCGACCATAGCCTTACCTACAATCTTCTTACCTACCAGCAGACAAGTCCTATGTACGCGCCAAACTTCATTGATATCGAGCGGATTCTCCCACTTTCCGGCCTCATCGAGGTATAGGTAGTGTAGTTTCTCACCGTCATATGCGTTGGCAACTGAATTCTTCCAGTTGATTACCGTATCAAGAGCTTCGGTCTGCCCGCTAACTTTGTTAGTCTTTGTGATTCGCTTTGCTGGCTCACGGAATGCTAACTCCACACGTGGGTTGGTGGTACCGTCCTGAATGGGCTTGAAGAAGAATGGGTAGGAGCGGAACATCGGAAGGAGCTTCTTCATAAAGATGTTCTCTTGTGCGTCCTTACCTGTCTTGGACATAATGCCTAGCACCTTATTGGATACCTGCGTACCCTCGTCAGCCAGTGCAGAGCCACAGATGTTGGTGTAACCTGAGCGTCGACACTTGGTGTATATCTGTCCCACGCACCTAGGGTCCTGCTTGCACGCCTCTAGATGTAGGAAGATTGTCCGTTGGAAGCCTAGGAAGCTGGCGTAGCCGATGTCCATTTGACTCCACTGAAGCAGCATATAGTGGTGTCCTGTAATATATGTTGGAACACCGTTATTGTAAAACCAAACACCGTTTCTACGTCGGTGGAACTCCTGCTCGATGTAAGCATTATGTTTTATACGGAACTCCTTAGGCTGCTCCATCCACTCATCCATAGAGCGTACACGAACTAGGTCCTGAGGTACTGGGAGTCTCTTCCACATCTGCTCATCACGCTTCTTGTCGTGAAACAGAATATCCGTCTTGGCTGGCTGTTTGGGTAGCTGGATGAAGATGTCGGATATCTCAATAACATCTCCCTGCGAATCATCCGGACAGATGTTCACCAAGAGGTCCTTATATCCATCAACCTTCCTTAGCCCAGCCATTACTTCCTGAATTTCTCAGCGAAGCCACCCGCAAAGTCAACCTGCTCACCCATACTTCCGTTCTCAGATAGCATCTTAATCATCTCCTCGAGCCGTTGTCTTTCTTGCAGAAGCTCACGAGCATCAACTGCCGTCTGTTTAATTGACTGGAGCTCAGCCTTGCGTGCTGACCCGTTGATTTCGGGGTCGACTGGCTTCTTAATCTCCTCAATCATATTGTTGATGGCGACCTCCATCGACTCCATAAGTCTGATGGCCGCATCAATCGTGGTGAATTCAGACTTCTTCCTTGACATACAGTAGGTCGTTAGGTGTCATTCTCCAGAGTTTTTCACCGTTCACATCCATCGTATAGTCAGATTCTTTACTGAAGCCCACTCTATCTCCAGCCTTCACTCCCATCTCAAGCAGTTCGGGGGTATCAAAGCGAATGACTCCCTCCATCTTGACTTCCTTCTTCATAGAGATAATTAGTCCAGAATCAGATGTTGGTTCTTCGGCCTCCTCCGGTATGAGAAACACCCACCCTGTGAGAACCTTCACTTCTCCGTCGTCTCCTTTGTAGGCGTAGGCCTGTGAGCCATAACCTCCGTCTGGGTCAAACTTCACTCTGTACAGCTCCTTGTCGATTTCTGCACGTTTGTCGAGCACCACGTGGTGGTGGAAGTACAGCGTATCACCCTCCTTGGCTCCGGTTGGGAACTTTATCGGGGTGGCTACAATCTCAGCCTCTGAGATGCGGTTGGCAAACTCGTCGAATCTAGAGTCCAAGAAAATCTCAGTATCACCGAACTTAATGGTGTCCTTGAACTTCTTGGGCATACGTACGATAAACTCGTGTAGAACCTTCATCAGAACTTGCAGTCGTTTTCGATTACCACTGGCATACCGATGATTTCCTTCCAAGGCATCGTGCCGTCACCGTTCTGGATATAGATGGTGTAATCCTTACGTCCGTACTTAGCGAATGTGCGCTCATCAAGCTCGATGGCTGCGATGGTTCCGTCGTTACCGGCGTTATTGCCTACGACGTATGCTAGGGCGTCCTTAGGATTCGTCCCCACAATAATCTTTCTAATCATATTGCTTAGTTTAAGTCTGAGTCTTTCCCTCCCATTCGTCGCAGCCAGTAATCTACGCTGCTGGTGTCGTTGCGCTGCTGGTGCTGGTATCCTTCGATGATGAAGCCTACGATTTCGTCAAGCTCTTCCTCGTCGTTCACATTAACTGAGAACGCAAGGTCCATCTCTGGCTCGTCGTCCTCTTCCGATGGAGACACTACCCCAATGGCTGCAACAACAAATCCATAGTCTTCGAGGCCGTGCTTAATGATAAGTCCGTTCATCTGCGCTACAAGGCCAGTAAACTCCTCGTAAAGCTCGTCTCTGATTTCTTGGGGGATGCTCATTGTAATGAAAAATGTATGAAATTTGTTACGAATTTACAAAACAAATACAATATGAGACGTGGAGGCAATTCCAGACGTATGCGGGAGTATGCGATTCTACCGGCCAGAGATATAGCACGTAACTATCTCAAGTACCTCCGTCACGTACAGTCTGATGTATGTCAGAAGTTTGAGCTCACGCCCGGGCAGTTCCAGTTCCTGCTATTTATCTATGACCTAGAGTTCTTCACTCTTATGTACGCACGTACGCACTTTGCATCTATATCAGACAACAAGATGCGACTTCTCTACACTAAGCCACTGCTGGATGCTGGTATTATAGATGTGTACGTCAATAAGCACAGCCTTAAGAGTGACGTACGTCAGATGTTCGGGATATCGAGCAGTGAGGGATACGCCGCTAGGTATGCGCTCACCCAGAAGGGGAGATTGCTCGTTCAGAAGATTTACAGGAAGCTGGAGGGCCGTGAGGCTATCAATGCTGACGAATGACCTTGAACGGCATCTCCATCGCAGCGTCGGTGTGCGGGACGAACTCACCCGTGTGCTCCATAAGGAAGTAGCGTCCACCCTTGCTCATCCAGTGGTAGCCTTTCGGTGCTTTAACCATAACCTCGTTGGGTCTCTTTAGGTCGGTACGCTTAGCTTTCATTTCCTAAACGGTTGATAATTTCAAAATTACGAACACCAACAGTTGCTCTGTCGGCACTCACACGCTTGACACCCTTGGTGTTGTTGCCTCTCTTCTTCAGTGACTTAGCCATTCCAGTTGATGTAATGTAGGATAATCTTGATGTCTTTGCTCTGGAGGTACTTCCCCTGTGGGATTTCCACTCCGTTGAAGTAATCGTTCGAGTAATCACGAGTGAATGCATTCCACGTATCCTCATATGGGTTATAGTGGAACAGCCAATCGTTGAATGCTTCGTTCTTCATTTCTTGCTTCTGTTGCGTCTGGCCATAATCATACGTGCCTCGTCGTGGTCGTAATCCTTCCCGTCTCCGTTCCCGTATGTGCCAGCGTCTCTATTCTTCTTATTCAGGAACGCACGGTACTTCTTCCGCTCTTCAGTTGAGTGGTACTTAGTGTCGTACGCCTTCTTCTTATCTCTAGCCTCTGGGCTATTGGCGTAGAACTCTGCGCTCTTACTCTTCCTTGCTTTCACCTTTACCGTTGTGTTTGATGTAATCTTCAACAGCTTCAATGCTGTGCTCCATTACGGAAATCTTAGATGCCATCCACGGGTCAAGATTAGACTTAGCGTCGATGTTCTCTAGGATGTCCTCAATACAGTCCTTGATGCTCATAAGCTGGGTGATAATCATCTCACCGTTCGGCTCCTTAGATGTATACTTCCTAGGTTTCACTTCTTCTTCTTTTTAGAAATTTTACTCCAATCAAACTTAACCAACTTCGCTCTGTTGTCAGGGCGAACCTCAGCCTTCTGGCCTACGGGGTCAACTGGTCGTTTAACTGCTATCATCTTACAGTCCCTTAAGCATTTGAATCATCTCGGGCTGTGGGAAGATATCAATCTTATCCTTACGTACTGAGTTGTGCGTATATACTCCTGCGACACCATTCAGTGCATTCATAGATACATCCCACATATCATCCTCACGATAGTCCAGCGGGATATCATAAATCTCATTCCAGTACTTCAATAGATTCTCAACACTGCGAATCTGCTCATCGGTGTATCTGTGGAAGTGGATGTGCTTCTTGTACGGGGAATCAAGGGTACATACATCCTCCTTGGCCACCTCACGATTGACGTAGTTGTAGTACTTACCGCCACGCTCCTCTAGCTGTCCCCAAGCACAAATCTCAATACCGATAGAAATCTTATCGAGCACCTTGTGTGGGACACCGTACCCCTTGAAGATTTCAGCCTTAGCACCTAAGTGGTAGGCCCAGTACTTAGATGGGAATCCCTGCACGATGCGTCCATCTCCTTCCTTAGCTCCCTTTCCGCTGATACAAACACACGTTGCGATACGACCTCTTGAGTCGGTATCCCACTGCTTG